TGACTTACCTGACGATCAACCATTTGAAGCTAATAACGATCCAGAATCACCACAACCACGTAAAAAGAACAATGAAGTAACATTAGAACAAATACAATGTGATACTTGTGGTTCAACTGATTTGAGAAGACCAAAACCTGAAAATAGAAAAATACTTGAAGATATGTTATCAAAACCAGTAAATGGTAACGAACAAAGTTTAGAAGACGTATCAAGACAATTGGAACGTGACTTGGATATAGCTGATAATGCCTATTTGTTATGTTTGAAGAATTATTTCATAGATGAGAGAACAGGTGCCATTGACCACAAACGTTCAGTAATAAAAGAATATTTGAGATTAGATCCACCACAAGTAGCTATGATAGCTGACAGTGACGGAAGAATAGGTTATGATGATAAAAGAAATAAGATTTATGTGTGTCCAAGATTTGAACATAGGGATAAACGTTTAACCAAACCTGTTTGTGATAGATGTAATGCTCAGGCTTTGAAAGCTGTTTGTGAAGTAAACTCTGTTTATTCCATAGGTATTCCACAGCCAAAACGTGTAGTTTATGGTGAAGGTGAAGTCATATGGAAAGCTGGAAAGTACAAACCAAGCCTAATTTACGGTTTTTCACCTATCTATTCTATTTGGTCAAAGGCTATGTCCTTATCCCATATGGATGAGTATATTAGAAAATACTTTGATAAAATGCGACCACCAAGAGGTTTACTTGTTGTTGCTTCACGTAACTACGAAACCTTTAGAAAGTCATGGGATGTCTTATCACAAAAGGCTACTGAAGATCCATACATGATACACCCATTAATGGTTGAAAGTGACAAGGGTAGTGGAAATATGGCACAGTGGATGGACTTTACAGGTTCATTGAAAGAGTTAGAGTTTATTGAGATTAGAAGAGAATTAAGAATGATTATCGGTGCCGTCTTTGGTGTACTACCATTCTATTATGGTGAAACACCAGCAGGTTGGTCACAAGAAGGATTACAAGTAACAATTACTAACAGAGCTGTAAAGTGGGGACAAGATATACTTGAAAAAGGATTCTTCCGTAAAATAGCTGAAGCTCAGGGAATTGATGATTGGAAATTACAATTAAAAGCTGGAGAAGAAACAGATAAACTTAGAGATTTGCAAACTGATGGTGTTGAAATACAGAACATGGCTATGTTGCAACAAATGGGATTTGAAGTAACAAGAACACATACAGGTGAGTTTAAGGTAAGTAAAGATAGTGCTTTAACCTCAGATGTTTTAGCTATGGGTATGGCATTAGGTGGTAATAGTGGTGCATTTGGAAGAGGAACCGAACTAGGTCAACCTGAAGAAAACAAACAAAGTTTCGGTCAAGAACCAAAGAACTCAAGACCAAGTGATATTGGTGGAACTATGGGTGGTTCACCAGCAAGTGGTAAAGGCACAAGTATGAGTAAGAAATCTTATCATGATGGAATAACACCATCAAACTTTGAAGTTGTTAAGAAGACTTTACAAACAGCAGTTGACTTTGGTTGGAAGAAAACAAAGACTGTTGAAGAACTTAGAAAATCAACAGGTATGACAGTTAGACAGGCAAGAGATATCGTTAAGAATGAATTTGAAGGTATGAGAGGATGGGAAAATGGTAAAGAAGAGTAATAAAGGAGTCGATGAAGGTACTCAATTTAGTCCTTGGGTAAAGAAAGAGGAAGCTGAAAAAATTCACAAAGAACAAGTTAAACGTGTTATAAAAACAAAGAAAATAAAATTATCAAGTGGAACAGTTAATGTTTACAAGGCAGAATTTAGTGAGATAGACAAATGCCTAGATGAAATACGAAAAGAATGTAGAACACATGGATTGACGGATTATTCTTGTAATAATATTAAAATCATATTGGAAGAAACATTAAAAAGGATTAAATTATCAGAGAATTAGTATGGCAACAAAATTAGACACTAATGCTGATGCTAATGATTTAACAAAAAAACTTTGGGAAAAACATCAGTCAGATGAGTTTACAAAGGTAGATAATTACAAAGAAGCTGTTTGTATAAACTGTTTTAAACGTGATGCAAGTCTAGCTACAATAGTTGATATTTGTGGTGACTGTGCTGGAAAGCGTGGTAGAGAACCATTATTAGCTAAAATAAAGGATAATTACTACGGATATTGTTTCTTTTGTAACAAGTATAAATTTCACGTAGAACAGATTAATGCAAGATTTTGTAATAGTTGTCACCGTAGAATTGCAAATAATCTAAAAGATTTCAACAAGAAAGGTGGAATGTATGGAGCAGATCCATTTTGGCAAAAAATGAAGAAAAGACATGGTAAAGATTGGCAAATAATTATGAGTCAAGGTTTAGGCAATAAGAGATGAGTTACATAGAACCATGCCCTAAATGTAAAGCTACTAAGGGTTGGAAATGGACTTGGGGTAAAAATGATGGTCAATCAAAGGGGTTTTCTACCTGTAATGGTTGTGGTGCAAAATTTTGATTTGTAATGAAGGTGGTTGGTTTTGGTTTACAAATTGGTTCTTTAATACCTGTTTAATCTAAACCTTTACGTTTTTCTAACTTCCATTTCTCATATTCTTTCAAGTCAGGTGGTGTTAATAATAACTCTAGTAGTTTTTGAATAGTTTCTAATCTGTTCTCTATCTTTCCTAAACTTTCCTCAACATCACCTAAAAATAAATCAAACTTCATTTTTATCACACATAACCAAGTTTATTCTATCTCTAAATAGATCATAAAATCTATGGTTATAATCTATCTTCTTATCTTTGGAACTTTCACCATAAAAACGATCTACACGTAATGATAAAAGTGGTTTTCTTAAGAATTTTGGAAACATTTCTAATTTATTTTTTCTATGATTGAATTTCAAAGACTTATGTAAAACTAATTTTTCTTCACCATTTTCCCATTCACCTAATGTTTTATTTCTAAAATGTACTATTGATTTCTCAAGTCTTGGTTGTTCTTTATGTAAACTTGTATTAGTTACAACAAATAATTTACCTTCTCTAACGTATAAATCAATTAATTGCGTTTCTCTCATTTCATCACCTCTTTCCATACCGTAAATTTTATTATATTCTTTCAATGATTCATAAATGTAAATTGAAGTAGCCATGAGTAAAATTTAACAAAACTTATTTATAAACCCTTCTTGAAATAAATATGGCTGAGATGGATTGTAAATGTGGATCAAAAATGTATGGTTACAGAGATAACTTTCTTCATGAAATTTACATTTGTTTCAAATGTGGAAAATTTGAAGGAACTAGTAATCAAGATCCAGAATTCTTGGAAGAAGTTATGGAAGATCCAGCAATTATTCTATTAATGATACAAGACAAAGAAATGCGACCATTCTAATCTTTAAATAGAACAAATTCAAAAGGTATTTATGTTCGAAATGATCGATGATTTATTTTCAGAAATAGTCATAGCAATAGCACTTGGTAGTGGTGGAACTCTTATAGCATATTTTAGAAAAATATCACTCACACAAAAAGATCTGTGTAATAGAGTAACTCAACTCCAAAAAGCCCTCATTATTTTAGCAACAGCACTAGATAGACAATCAAATAGGCTTCATGAAGAAGCAGATTCAGATATGGAAGACCTAGTGGGTAAAGTTTTAGACGATAAATGAGTAGTAAATTATATATATTGGTCTAATGGGATTTGATTATGGTAGATCCAGTACTAATAACTGTTGGCGCAGCAGTAGTCGGTGCAGGGTTAAACACACTACGAGGTTACTTACATAGAACAGATGAATCTTTCTCTGCAAGGAAATTCGCAGGTGCTTTAATCATTTCAACCTTCGCAGCAGTAGCAATAGGTCAAACTATCGCAACTGAGGGCATTGGTGAAGTTGGTTTAGCCTTAATTGGTTTAACCACTGGTTTCGCAGCTGATTTCGCAGTTACAAAAGCAAAGAAAGAGTAAATGGCTATGTTTTGGGCGTATAACCCAACCATTTCACCTTTTTTAATAAAAACTTTATATACAAACGAAGTTAAATCTATACGTGGAAGAAGAAGATTTATATTTCAATAAATTAGTGACTAAAGCACTACATCCTATTGCAGATGATAGTAGGTTTTTTGAGGGCTATCTTACTGTTCAAGTAAAAGATAAACAGGGTGAAATTACAGTAGTTGATGAATTAATTAAAGTCTTGCCTATATGGATGGATAGAGGTGCACCTATTAGTGACACTCATTCTAATCGTATTATAGGCAAGGGTATCAGTTATGCACAAGCTGTCTATAAAGGAGATAATGGTGAGGAATATCCAGCAATTAAGATTACAGGTAAGATTCATAAAAACTATGAATTAGACAATGAGATATGGAGTAAGATTAAATCAGGTGAATATAAGGGATTATCCTTTGGTGGAGCAACTAAATCCAACAGAACCCCAAAAGTAATGAAAGATGGTTCAGTTGCATATGAATTGAAGAATTTAGAGCATTATGAAGTTGCAGTTTGTAAAGATCCAGCAGTTCCATTAGCAGTTATCACTGATTTTAACCCTATTGCCAAGGCAATAACACCAAATTATACTGAAAGAGATGATAAAATGGTCATTCAATGTGATGGTTTTGGCTGTTATGTAAAAAAATACACTTTAGGTGGAGAACAAATACACGCACATGGTCAAAGAGGATTAGGTCATGATAATACATATAATCAAGATTCAGCAATTGGCACAGGTATAACAACAACTGAAGTAAAAGACACAAATGAAGAAGAAAATAGTGAAAAAGACTCTGAAGGAAAGCAAGATGCAGAAAATGATGGTAATAATCATGGTGCATTTAACCAAGATGTAGGCGAAGATAACAGTTCTGGTCGAGTTGGTCAATCAAAAAAATCAGGTTATCAAACTGAAGACGGAAACATTCAAATGGGAGGACAAGGTAAAGCTGACAAAGATACATATAAAACTAGCGAAATATATATAAACCCCAAAAATTCAAATAATAGTAATAACATGGCTGAAGACGAATCCAAAAACGAAGTTATTGAAGAAGCTAAAGAAGAGAAAGAAAGTCATGATGACAAAGAAGTTGAAAAATCCGACTTCCAAGATATCGTGAACAAAAACATGGAAACATTAACTGATGTTGTCCAATCTCTAGCAGAAACTCAAAAATCTGTCGGCACTACCTTAGAAGGTATTGACAATAGATTAAAAGCACTCGAAAAACCAACTGATTTGCCTTTAAAACCAGCAACTTCTGATAAAGAAGATGTCGGCGCAAAGACAACAGTTCCAGATGAGTATCAATCAAATTCAAGACAAACTAGCTTGAACTCTGATCAAGAAAACTCTGATGGTGAGAAATCACCAGAAAAAGACGAGGGCGAATTGAAAATGCAAGAGAAAGCAGAACATTCATTCTCAACTGAAACTCCAAGACCATCAGGCATCGCAGAATCAGTGAATAAATCTCTAGGTGAGGATTATTCTCCAATTTTGAAAGATGCAAGAGCTGAAGGTTATGAGGGCTTAGCAAACGTAGCTCGAAACATTCTGAAAGGTACATACTATACTCCATCAGCAGATGAGGTAGGTCAATACTAAAATGGTACAAATACGAACAATCGATGAGCTAGAAGCACAATACTACGGATATAATAGAAACCTTCTTAGAAAAGCAGATGCTCCAGTAACAACAAGTACAGCAGGTACATTCAATGCTATATTTGGTGCTTACGCATGGGCGCAATTAAACCTCGAAGCTAACGCTTTCGGTATATTGCCAAAATACCCATGGGATAAATCTGGATGGAGGGTTATTACAGCAAAACCTACACTAAATACTAACCAAGGCAATACTGCTTTAGGTGGTACAAGTGAGGGTGGAAATATCGCCGAAACTGC